AAGTTGAAAAGTCAATCTAAGGAAATGAGTGAAATGGAAATGATTGAATCGTTATTAGCTAAAGGTTATATTATTTCTAAGGAATGCTAAACTATAAAGAAAAACTCTTATCTTTGCCTAATAGGACTAACGTAAATAGTCCTATTGGGTTTTTACAAGATATGTGGAAAACAGTTAGACTATTTGACGAAAGTAAACCCGAAGATAACAGATGTTTGAAAGAACTTTACACACACTATGATAGCTTAAAAACGAGAGCGAAACGAAGATGAAACATAAACAACGTATTTTAAAATCTATTCCAACTGCTGTATTTAATGGTGATACTTTAATTTCACCATTACCTAAAGTTAAGTTTGGATATAAGATTCGTACAGAAAACGAGTTTATAGAGTTGGTTTTTAAGAAATATGCAGTTGAAACAGTTATTGAAGCGATGTTAAACAATAAAATAATATTAAATTTATGATAAAATACAGCACATTAATTAAGGAAGAAAAGAAAACATTTCTATACGGTATCTACATTAATCATAAGATTAAACAAGTAGTAGGTATTTCATTTGAAAGGTACTGTAAAGAATATATTAAAGCTCTATTGTAATGGATATACTAACCACACTATCAAAGGACCATAAGAAATGGTTAAACATTGCTAAACAATTTGGAGGTAGTGAGGATGACGTCCAAGATATGTATATCAAAGTTTCGACGATTGACAAAGAGATTAGCACAGCTTATGTGTGGTGTATTTTAAGGTCTATATGCGTTGATAAACTTAGAATTGAAACAAAGTATAAGCACATAGATTTAAACGACGTTAAAGAGCTTGTAAATAGAGAAAGTGATATTCAAGAGTTTATTACTTATGATAAGATTCAATTAAAGATTGATGGTGTAAAATACAGAACACACTATTCGGACGTTATAATATTGGACCAGTATTTTAAGAAAGGCTTAACAATGCGAAAGATAGCAGCTAAATATAATATATCTTTGTCTGAAGTTTTTGGAAGTATTAAACGAACTAAAGCGAAGATAAGAGAAGAAATATTTGAAGATTACGAAGATTTTAAAAATAAAGAGTATGAAAGAGTGTAAAAAATACGAAGTTAAAAACGGTTTAGAATTTACTCAAAATGAATACGAGTTTCTGACTGACTTTTTTAAGGATGAAGTAGAAGCAAGTCCATTAGAGGTGATGATGCTTGTAAACATATTTAACAGAGTTTACGATAAGAATGAGCAATACTCACTTTGTGGTAGTTGTTTAAGAGATTTACTTAATGTTTTGAGAGATGCTTTTAATAGTATAGTTTAACTTGACTAATCAAGAGATTTCAAATGAGTACACACGGAGGTAAAAGAGAAGGTTCAGGACGTAAGGGAGTAGCTGATGAGATAAAAGGTTTCACATTAGCACAACCGCACGTTCAAGATGCTTTTAGAGTTATTGCTGAGATAATGTTAGACGAAACAAAACGACCTACTGACAGAATAGCAAGCGCAAAGATATTGATTGAATATGGTTGTGGTAAACCGAAAGAAACAGTTGAAAGTAATATTACATTAAACGATTTTAGTATCAAAGACCTTGTTAATATTAAGTAAAAAATATAACGGTTTATTTTCAGATAGTCGTTACTTTGTAGTTACGGGAGGTCGAGGCTCGGGCAAAAGTTTTTCTATTACCACGTTTCTATTAACACTAACTTATGAAACAGGACACGTAATTTTATTTACTAGATATACATTAACCTCAGCGCACGTTTCTATTATTCCTGAGTTTATCGAAAAGATTGATTTGATTAATAGGCATTCAGATTTTCACATTACAAAGGATGAGATAATAAATGTTAGGACAGGTTCAAAGATTCTGTTTAAGGGTATTAAAACAAGTTCAGGACAGCAAACAGCTAACCTTAAATCATTGTCAGGTGTTACAACTTTCGTGTTGGATGAAGCGGAAGAGCTAACAGACGAAGAAACATTTGATAAGATTGATTATTCTATAAGGAATAAAGATAAGCAGAATAGAGTTATTTTAGTTTTGAATCCTGCAACAAAAGAATCTTGGATTTACAAAAAGTTTTTTGAAGATAAGGGAGTTGAGGCAGGAAGTACGATTGTAAGAGATGATATTACTTATATTCATACAACTTATCAGGATAACATAGAAAACCTTTCTAAATCGTTCCTAGAGCAAATTAACGATATTAAAGAGCGACGACCTGAGAAGTATAAGCATACTATTTTGGGTGGTTGGTTAGACAAAGCTGAAGGAGTTATTTATAATAACTGGAGAATAGGAGAATTTAATAATGATAACGGTAGTGTGTTTGGTCAAGATTATGGATTTAGTAACGACCCGACAACATTAGTGGAAACTTCAATCGACAAAGGTAGAAAGTTAATTTATCTTAAGTTACACATTTACCAAACACAATTAGTAACAACTGAATTAGCTAGATTAAATAATCATTTTACTCAAGGTGGTTTGATTGTAGGAGATAATGCTGAGCCTAGATTAATTAGTGAATTAAAGCATCAAGGGAATAATGTAGTTGCGTGTGTTAAGCATAAGATTACAGAAGGTATTGAGATGCTTAGAGATTACGAGTTGATTATAGACCCCGAATCAATAGACTTAATTAAGGAGTTAAACAATTATAGTTGGTTAGAAAAGAAGTCGCAAACACCGATTGATAAATTTAACCACGCATTAGATGCTGTCAGATATGCTGTATCTTATCAGTTATCAAATCCTAACAAGGGTAACTATTCAATCTATTAATTACAATAATAAATTAATTCGTTTAAATAATATGAAAGGAAAATATTTAATAACAACAGATGGTTGGTTTTTTGCTCCTGATGGTAGGCAATATAAATCAGTATGGGGTGAAGTAGAAATATTTGAAGATAGCATCTTAGGAGTGAAAACAAATCGAAATGCTTCTAACTGGTATGCTAAAGTAGGTACAGAAAAAAATCATATAATTATAGCAGGTTGTCAAATTCATTATGCTTTAAAAACTGAAGTGAAACCTAACACAGATATTGTAAAAGATTTTAATACTGGAGATTATGGAGTAATAAATTTTGAAAGACCAACATTAACATACATAGCAGAATGAAATTAAAATTAACAATTCCAACTTCATTAGATGAGATTCCATTGCTTAATTATCAAAAGTATATGGAGATAGTTAAAACTTCGGACGATGCAGAGTTTCTAGGTCAGAAAATGATACAAATATTCTGTGGTGTTGAGTTAAAGGAAGTAGTTAAAATTTCGTTCAATGATATGTTAGAATTAGTTCAACATTTTAACAAGCTATTCTCAGATATTCCGAAGATAAAAAGCACATTTAAAATGAACGATTTAGAACTTGGTTTAATTCCTAATTTCGATAAAATAAGTTGGGAGGAATATATCGAACTAGAACACCATTTTTTAAAGTTTGAAGATTATCATAAAGCATTAGCAGTTCTATATCGTCCCGTAATTGAAACGAATAAGAAAGGGCAGTATTTAATAGCACCGTTTAATAATGTTGAGGAGTTCGGGGAAATGATGAAGTACACCCCTTTGTCAATAGCATTGAGCGCACACCTTTTTTTTTTGAATTTAGAGAGGGAGTTATTAAAAGCTACAATAAACTATTTAGAGAAGAACCTGAAGATGATAACGGCGAGCAACTATCAGATTTTAGCGAAGAAGCTCAATTTAGCAAGCAGTGGGGATGGTATCAATCAATATATCAAGTCGCTAAAGGAGATGTTACAAAGTTCGATGAAGTCCTACGACTCGAATTATTTACCGTCCTTAACTTTCTGACATTTGAGAAGCAGAAAACACAAATAGAAATTAATCAAATAAAAAAACAGCAGCTAAGATGAGCGGATATTACGACATAGCGACAAAATTATATAACTCTTTGAATGAAGATGCTTTAGTGAATCAAGTAACAAAGGGGGATTTATCAGACGTATTGAATAATAAACAGAATATGTTTCCATTGTGTCATATAATGGTAAATAATGCTTCATTAAGTCAGCAAGTTATCAACTTCAATATATCTATTTTATGTATGGATATTGTAGATTTCAGCAAGGATGAAACAGTTTCTTTATACGTTGGTAACAATAACGAGGACGACGTAATGAATACAACTTTAATGATACTTAATAGAGTTTACGAATCTTTGTACAGGGGAGATTTAGCTATCAATTTCGATATGTTATCAGATGCAACGTGCGAACCTTTCTTTGATAAGTTTACAGAGAATGTAGCAGGTTGGACAATGACATTTGATATTTCAGCAGAAAATACTATGCAGTTATGTTAGAAACTGAGAAGGAGCTGCAAAAGTTTGTAAAGTATGTTATTCAACAAAGTAGAAGCAATTTAACGAACTTAAAAAAGAATAGTAGTAAAAAGCTATACAATTCTCTAAAGGGTGAATCTAAGCTTTTTAAAAACAGTTTCGGTGTTTACTTCTCAATGGAAGATTACGGACATTACCAGGATAAGGGGGTTAATGGGGTAGGTCCTGCAACTAAAGATAAAAACGGTAATCTTAAAACGGTAGTAAGAAATGGAGCTTATAGTTATACAAATAAGATGCCACCTATTAAAGCACTTGATAAGTGGATAGTTCGCAAAGGTATAGCACCACGAAATAAGAAAGGGCAGTTAATAAGTAGAACAAGTTTAAAATATGCAATAGCAAATTCTATTTATAGAAACGGTATCAAACCAAGTCTATTTTTTACTAAACCATTTGAGAGAGCATTTAATAAACTACCTGCAGAATTAGTTGAGAAATACGGATTGGATGCAATTTCGTTATTTAATAGTACAATAGAACAACCAAAAGTAAAATGAGTCAAATATTCGCAAAAAGTCCTTATATTATTTCGATTAACGAAGCAAGTCAAATTGGTGCAAAGGTTGAGATATACTTAAAGCAAAGCGGTGGTAGTTTTGGTGCTAGTCCTGACTATACGCTAAGTAAATTAATATCTTCTTCAAATTCACCTACTTGTTATTTTGACGTATCGGAATACATTAGCAACTATATTAGTCATTCAAGCTATACAGCCAATGTTAGTACAGTACCAAATTATATGCCTGTTTCTCAATATTGTGAAGCGAGAATAAAAAGATACAAGTTAATAGGTAGTACATATACGTTAATTGATACGGTTGATTATTTATGCTTCAATGGTTATACATTTAGCGTTGATGGTATTAATCAGGGTAGCAGAATATTATCATTGAGTGATGGTACATATTATTACGACCCCGAAAAAAATGCGGGTGATTTTGTACTA